TGCTGTGCCGGAAGTGCCTGAAACACCCATCTCCAAAACGGGCGACGTGTGGTTGCTGGGCGATCACAAACTGCTGTGTGGCGACGCCACCAAGACGGACGACTACAAGCTGCTGCTCGGTGACGAATTGCCGGACATGGCTTTCACCGATCCACCGTACAACGTGAACTACGCCAACACGGCCAAGGACAAATTGCGCGGCAAGAATCGTCCGATCCTGAACGACAACCTGGGCGACGGCTTCGAAGCATTCCTGCTTGCCGCCTGCCAGAACATCTTGGGCGTCACCAAGGGCGCCGTCTATGTCGCCATGAGTTCCAGCGAACTCGACACCCTGCAATCGGCCTTCCGCGCTGCCGGCGGTCGCTGGTCGACCTTCATCATCTGGGCCAAGAACACCTTCACCCTCGGACGCGCCGACTATCAGCGCCAGTACGAGCCGATCCTCTATGGCTGGCGTGACGGCACCGATCACTACTGGTGTGGCGCCCGTGATCAGGGCGACGTCTGGAACATCAAGAAGCCGGCCAAGAACGATCTGCACCCGACCATGAAACCGGTGGAACTCGTCGAGCGCGCGGTGCGCAACAGCAGCAAGACCAAAGACATCGTGCTCGATCCGTTCGGCGGCTCCGGCTCCACGCTGATCGCCTGCGAAAAATCCGGCCGCCGTGCCCGTCTGATCGAACTCGATCCGAAGTATGTCGATGTGATCGTGCGCCGCTGGCAGGACTACACGGGGCAAGAAGCGATACGCGCCAGTGATGGCGCGAAATTCGGAACGGTGCCGGAGGCGGATCAGCCGGTGATGGCGTAGATCCGCTCGCCGCCGTTCACCTTGGTCGACGTGATCGTCAGGCCCAGCTTCTTCTTGAAGGCGCCAGCAAAGGTGCCGCGCACCGTGTGCGGCTGCCAGCCAGTCACCTCAACGATCTGCGCGATGGTGGCGCCCTCCGGTCGCTTGAGCATCGCGATCACCTGGGCCTGCTTGCTGTTCTCGCGCGTGCGCGGCTTGGCTTGTTCGATGGCCTCGTCGATCGCCTTGGCGCTGACCGGCGCCTTGCGCGGTACGCCCAGCGCCTCGTAACCCTCGGCGGCGATGAACCAGTCGTCGCCGGTGTTCGTGATCAGAGTGCGGTTGGACAGTCCGTCGAGAACCTTCTTGCGCGCGCCGCCTTTGATGTGGTCCGGGAACCAGGTGATCTTGCCCTCGGTGTGTTGATGGGCATAGGCCAGGATGGCGTGTTGGGCGGGTGTGAGCTGAGTGGTCATTTGGATCTCCGTCGACGTGGTTGATGGTGTTCGCATGAACGCTTCAATCCGCCACGAAGACAAGTCGTTTCGGCGCATTCGTCGCTTCTTTCTTGAACAGGCCATCGATGCCCCGCAAAGCCCCCACGCCCTGTCGCCACCCCGGTTGCGGCAAGCTGGTCCAGGACGGCTCCGGCTACTGCGCCGAACATCAGCGGAACAAGGTCGGCTGGTACCAGGACCGTCGCAGTGCGCATCAGCGCGGGTACGGCGCGAAGTGGCAAAAGCTGCGCGCCTTCGTCATGCGACGCGACCAAGGGCTGTGCCAGCCGTGCAAACGGTCCGGACGCCTGACGCCGGCCGTGGCGGTGGACCACGTCGTGCCCAAGTCACAAGGCGGCGCCGACCACCCCGACAACTGCCAGGCGATCTGCCACCGCTGCCACGTGCTCAAAACGGCCCAGGAGTCGCGCCAACCGCGTGACCCGGCGTTCAAGCCTGGGGCGCCCGGCAACGACAGCTTTTGATGCCCCCGGGTAGGGGGTGAAATCCTTGGGCGCGATTCGCAAAAGACCGCGCGCCCCGTCAAATTTTTCCGCGTGCAAATTGAAACAGGGGGGACTCCCCCTGCGAGGACCCGAATCCAATGGCCGGACGCAAGCCGCTGCCCACCACCGTCAAGCAAATCAAGGGCACGCTGCAGAAGTGCCGCACCAACCTGCGGGAGCCCAAGCCGCAAGGGGATCTGGTCGAGCCACCAGAGTACATGAGCGAGGGCGCGAAGTCCGCCTGGCGCTATGCGCTGGAATGCGCACCGCCGCACCTGCTCAAGAAACTCGACATGTCGGTCCTTGAAGTGTGGGCCTGCGCCGCTGATCTGTACCGCAAAGCGCAGGCCGGCATCAGCAAGACCGGACTGCTCGTGAAGGCGCCGAACACTGGCGTGCCGATGCAGTCGCCGTACCTCGCCATTGCCAACAAACAGGCGCAGATCATGACCAAGGCCGCGACCGAGATGGGCTTCACGCCGGCATCGCGCTCCCGTGTCACGCTGCCCATGGAAGCCGCTGAGGACGATCTCGATCCTTGGGCGGACATCGCGGGATAGATGGAATGATGGCAACCCAAGCGCGTATCGATGTTCATCTGCTGACCCTCAACGAGCCTGATGAATGGCGCGAGGCCTGCATCGCCAGCCTCGCGGGCGCACCGATCCAGTTGCACGTCTTGCCGGGAATTCCTGGTCGCATCGGCCAGGCGCGTGCCGCTGGCTACATGCAAGGCACTTTGCCCCTGGTGTCCTTCGTCGATCCCGATGACCGGTACGAAGCCAGCACCTTCACTCAGCTGGCTGATGCGCTCGATGCTAACCCGCAGGCCGTGATGGCCTACACCGACGAAACGCTGACCGACGAACGTGGACGAGACATTGCTATGCGGCGCCTCCCCTACAGCCGCCAGCAGCACGAGGGCAGCGCCAGTCATGTGCACGGCCTGATCGTGATGCGTCGATGGGCCGTCGAAGCCGTGCTGAAAGAAACCACCGACATCAACAATTTTTCCGACTGGCTGCTGACGCTGCTGGTTGCCAAGGCAGGCGAAGTGCTGCACCTGCCCGTCATCGGACGGCATTGGCGACAGCATCCGCGCCAAAGCCATCGCATGGGCGACCTTGGGGCCGTCCGGCGCGTTCGCCAGTCTTTGGATTTCTCGCCCGATGAGCTCTAACTACGCCACCGTCGCTCGTCGCTACGCCGAAGCGGTGGTGGCCGGAGAAATCCTGGCCTGCCGCTGGGTGCAACAGGCCTGTCGCCGGCAGCTCGATGATCTGGCCCGGTACACGGGCAAGGCCAGCCCCTACCGCTTCAACCCGAAGTTGAAGGACAAGGAAGGCCGGACCTTTCAGCCCGCCGACAACCTGTGCGCCTTCATCGAGCGGCTGCCGCACGTCAAGGGGCCGCTGGCCGGTGAGCCGATCAGCCTGGAACCGTGGCAGGTGTTCATCCTCTCGACGGTGTTCGGCTGGGTGAAGTCCGACGGCAAGCGACGGTTCCGCCGTTCTTACATCGAGGTGCCGCGCGGCAACGCCAAGTCCACGCTGTCCTCGGCGGTGGGCCTGTACATGCTGGCCGCCGATGGCGAGGGGGGCGCCGAGGTGTATTCACTGGCCACCACGCGTGACCAGGCGCGCATCGTGTTCGGCGACGCGCAGACCATGGCGCGGCGCAGTGCCGGCTTTCGCAGCCGCTTCGCGGTGAACGTCGGCGCGCACAACATGCATGTGCTGGCCAGCGGCTCCAAGTTCGAGGCGCTGTCGGCCGAGGGCTCGACGCTGGACGGCTTGAACATCCACTTCGGCTGCGTCGATGAGCTGCACGCCCACAAGACGCGCACGGTCTATGACGTGGTCGAAACCGGCACCGGTAAACGCGACAACTCACTGCTCTGGGTGATCACCACCGCCGGCAGCAACCGCGCCGGCATCTGCTACGAGGTGCGCACCTTCGTCACCAAGCTGCTCGACGGGGTGATCCAGGACGACACCCAGTTCGGGATCATCTACGGGCTGGATGACGGCGACGCCTGGGATACCGAGCCGGCGCTGATCAAGGCCAATCCCAACTGGGGCATCTCGGTGCGCCCGGAGGTGCTGGGACCGCTGCAGGCCAAGGCCATGCAGTTGCCCAGCGCCATCAACAACTTCAAGACCAAGCACCTGAACGAGTGGGTCAACGCCGACACGGCGTGGATGGACATGCGGGCCTGGGACGCCTGCGGCGACTCCACGCTCGATCTCGACGCCTTCGAGGGCCAGCCCTGCTGGGTCGGGCTGGATCTGGCCAGCAAGACCGACATCGCGGCGCTGGTGCTGGTGTTCCAGCATCCCGACATCGCTGATGCCTACGCGGTGTTCGGCAAGTACTACCTGCCCGAGGACACGGTCCAGGCCGCCGGCAACAGCCAGTACCCAGGCTGGATGCGTACCGGGCGGCTGACCGTGACGCCCGGCAATGTGATCGATTTCGGCTGGATCGAGGCCGACCTGACGGAGATGGCCTCGCGCTTTCAGATCCAGGCCGTGGCCTTCGACCCGTTCCAGGCCACGCAGCTCTCGACCCGCATGCTGGCTGAGGGCCTGCCCATGATCGAGGTGCGGCCGACGGTGCTCAATTTCAGCGAGCCGATGAAGACCCTGGAGGCGCTTGTGCTGCAGAGGAAGCTGGTGCACGACGGCGATCCGGTACTGGCCTGGATGGCCTCCAACGTGGTCGCGCATCTGGACGCCAAGGACAACATTTACCCGAGGAAGGAGCGCCCGGAGAACAAGATCGACGGCATCGTCGCTCTGATCATGGCGATCTCGCGTGCGATCAAACCGGGTGACGGCATCGTGATCGACAGCAGCTACGAGCTGATGGTGCTGTGATGGGCAAGGTCGCCGACTTCTTCCGACGTCTCGGGCCACGCTCGGACTCGGACGATCGCAGTCCGTGGGGATCGTTCTGGTTCGAGCCGGTCACCGTGCGCAGCATGAGCGGCGCGCGCATCTCGTCCGAGTCGGCGCTGCGGCTCTCCGCCGTCTATGCCTGCGTGCGCATCCTGGCCGAGAGCATGGCCTCGTTGCCGTTCATCCTCTATCGACCCGGCTCCAAGCGCGGCAAGGTGGAAGTGCGCGACCACTGGCTGTACCGCCTGTTCCATATCCGCCCGAACCGGTATCAAAACCCGTTCGAGTGGCGCGAGATGCTGATGGGCCACCTGGCGCTGCGCGGCAATGCGTTCTGTCGCATCGTCAGCAATGCCGCTGGCGAGATCACCGACCTGATCCCGATCCACCCGGACCGAGTCAGTCTGGTGCTCTCGAATA